AAAAAGAAAGACTTGTCGTTTATCGACAATATCCTGCAGCTCCATAGCATTATGCTCAACGGTTTCCTTCCAATAATCATTTTTAAAAAGTTCTGCCTGTTTATTATTATCAAGATTCTCAAAATAAATGATAGGCATATCGTCAACATCTTTGAGGAGTGTGCGAATCGATGATTTCATCAGTGGCATATTGACCGACTGACGCTGCGTGAGACGGTTCACAATCACTTTGTCCCGGTACAATTCATAATTTTCATCCCAATCAAAATGCCGGCGATACCGGTAATTGTAGCCACTGAGCTTATTCTTTTGGAGCATTTGCATTTCAATGCCGGGGAGATCTACGCCTGTTTTGTCCATGTGTTAATAATAAGTGAAGAAGTGAGTTAAACACAACTAGATACCTAAGCCAGGATAATATTTTTTGACACCACCCGATCGTGGTGGCGTTGTGGGTGGAACAACCTTTCGATAATTCACAGCACCGGTTCTGAATGCATCGGCACCATGCGAAGACCAATCATGTTTGGGGTTACTTTTAAAGACTTTATTTTTTTCATCCCATTCTTTCCGATAATTTTTGAGAGCATTCACGCCACGTTCTGTCTTCTCTTTATCAAACCAACACTGAGCCAACCATGCACGTGCAGCATTGATACCATCATCAACAGAAAGAGCAGTCCCAACTTCAAACTTAATTCCTAATTTTGCTGCTACTTCTAGTCGTGATTTACCAGTACCAAGCTCACGAACCTTAATATCGTGAGGAGCATAATGTTTGCCATAAATATATTTCTTCTCCTGCAGTTTGAGAGCATAATGGCCAAGTCCTTCTCCTGAATTTTCGTAGTAATCGATCAAATGTACTTCTGAACCAAATATTTGAAAGAACCAGATTGTCATTGAATCATCGATTCCTAAGTCCCACATAGTGTGCACGGGAAGAACTTCGATATACGGTACATGGGTAATTCTACCTTCGCGTTCTGCCCGTTGCATTCCTTCACCGTAATAAGCCCCGATCACTGGGGCTTTAAAAGAACACATATATTCCTGATCAAAGTAAGCAACAGCTTCTGATTCCGAACGCCCAAGGGCGGAAAAGCGACTAATGATATCTTTACGGATTTCATCAAGTTGCTGCAATGTCCAAATGTTGGTATCTTCTGCAGTCAATAATTCCACGTACCACTTGGGTTTATTCTTTGCGTACTCATAAAAAGCACGGGCATGGTTATCGCCTTTAGGAGTAAAATTGAAAATAGCAATCCCGTCATTTTCTCTCAAGATTGGTTCGACAACATCCCACGCATACGGATCCTGCTCAGCCCACTCAGAAAACACAATCATCTTTGGATTTCCTCCACGAAGTGAATCCGGATGATCCGATCCACCAATTTGAAACAATGATTTTCCTCCGGCTTTTGTCACTGTTGGTATTTCCATCCGAGTCTCATTCGGTTGTCCGGAACGCATTGAAGGATTGATATGATCACGATAGTTGAAACCGTCAGCACCAATACCATTCCATAAATTGTCACGTCCCATCGTAAGAGTCGGATAGACAAATTTCACCAGACAGGGATCCTGCAATAGTCTGCGTGGCACAGGATCAGCAATATCAGTCTTGTCTTTACCAGAGCGCCTATGCCATACCTGCATGAAATATCGGATGTTTGAGCGACCTTTCATTGCCTCATTGACTGCACGAATGAAAGGTCGCTGGTAAGGGCGTGATTCAAAGTGGTAAGGAACTTTTGTAGTTATCATTTAGGTTGCTCTTCAACAATGGTGACTTTTTCATTTATGTCCTGTTCTGTTTTATCCTTATAATCAAAAACATTTTTACCAATGAAAATAGCAAATTGAGAAGGATATAAACCGCGCAAGCTATTTTGTAACCAAATATTTTCTTGCAATTTTTTTGCTTTTTGGTACGCGGCGAAGAATTCTTTGTGCTTTTTACCCCAATTGAGAAGAGTTGTGTCATCTACTCCAATACTCATGGCAAATAAATCAATAGTGGGTAATTCGTTGGGAACTTCAATTTCTTTTACCTTTTCATCACCATTTTTATAATAAAATGTCTCATTTACTGTACGAGTGGAGGGTTTATCAAAAAACTTTATTATTTTCTTGCAATAAATGGGGCGATATTTAGTAGGTTGACCGGGTTTTCTACGTTTTTTCATGATAATAACCGGACTTTTGCAAGTGTTGGGTCACTAAAAATATATCATTCGGGTTGCGGGGAAGTCGAGAGTTGATTACTTTGAATTAATTCGTATGCTTTATCATAGGAAATGATATTGCCATAGTTATGACCAGCGAGATCCTGCGCAATTAATCGAAGAAAACGCCGACGCATTTGTCTCCCGTTATGTTGACAAAAGAATTGATACTGCTTCTGATAAGCTTGAATCTCCATATGCAACCTGAAGATAGGATCAGCAATATATTCATCCCACCATTTTCCCGGATCTTCTCCCTGTTGCTTGCGATGTGTGTCTTCATGGGTCAAGAGATCCTCAGAAATAGCGGTACTCTTGATGTTACCAATATAAATACATTCGCCATAGGTAAAAACCGTATTGGCATGTGGATTAAATTTTGTTTTTATTGCTTCAAAATTTGGAGGAAAGCCTTGGACAATTTTCATTATTCAATATTAGGATTAGTTTGATCGTTTACATGGGTACGTACTTTTTCAGCGGTGATTCCTTGGTGAAATACCCGACACCGGGAACACCGGGACTTACCCAGCTCATGGCATTTACACATACAAACATTTGCTATTTTTTCTTGTGCCATATTAATCAACTTCTGCTATTTCAAAAACCACTTCATCTTTTTTTGTACTTTAAATTTTATCGAGATAAGCTCATTATTTAATATCAATGTATCAGTCGGATCAACTGTATAATCCTTCCGTGTTTTTTTACTACTCAAATTATCAACAATTGTTATTTTCATTATAGCACTCAATTTACTCCCCGTAGCATGACATAAAATGTACGATTGGTGGTAGTATAGGCTCTACGGATATATCCCAATTTTAATAATCGCTGCAAAGAATGTTCCACCGATCGGGGAGAAATCTCACGCTCTGCCAAATCAGAAAGCAGCTGTCGTTGAGGAATAGTGGTTTTTTTCTCATGCACCCACCAATCAATATATTGCATGACAATTTTATCAAGATCATTGAGTTCACTAATTCTTCCTACTTTTGTAACGGGCATAGATACTAGAGATACTTATCTCCTACTACCGGCAAAGTGCCAGTAGTACCAAATAACTATTTCTTCTTGGCCTTCTTGGTAGTGATCACTGTTGGAATCACACCCTGAACCTGTCTTTTATTTATTAAGATTCTCCGACCTTCACTGGTTACTTCAATGAAATCACCAGCATCCAAGAGTCGTCGTTTTATTGTAACGTAGGACTCTTTCGCTTGTAATTCACCATCAAATTCTGTTGCTATTTGTACCATTGTGCTCACCTCCTTTCGTAAATGACGTATCGTACGTCTCTTCTATTTCATAGGCCTCAAATCGCATCCTATGGCCTAATTTTTAGGCATATTTGTCCCTTTAACCGGTATATCGACCTTTTCCGGTATTTTTTGATCAACAACTAAAATTTCATAACTGTTTGGATCAAAGTCGATAGTTCGCTCCCATCCATCCGGCGCTTTCATACTTTCCGGTGTATCGAGTCCTAACCTTTTACGTGCTCTGGCAACTCGTACATACATTGAATTAGAACAACCTTCCCGCATAACTGCAATCATTTGCTCAGTAGCTTGAATCGCCTGTATACCTTGAATTTCTTCTTTATCTAAATGAAACTTCTTTATTTTTACGTTAGGATTTTGTTCTGCTTGTTTTGAATTTTTGTTTCCCATAGTCACCTCCCTTCATGCTCCTGGTTTTCCAGTACCTTACTTTTTTGATACTCTCACGAGCTTTGCTGATGAAACGATTGCCATCGTTTGACCTTCAAAAAGCTCCATTTGCGTCGCTTTTGTTTTTTCTTTATAAGCAACTAGATTGGCTGAAAGAGACGCTTTTCGCTCTTTAATATCGTGCTTAAGCTCCTCAATTTTACCGTTTAACAATTGCACCGAAGGCTGTTTGGCAATTTCTTTCCGGACAGAATTGCGCAGTTGTGTCACCTTCTTCACGGATTCTTCGTGCTCTCGAAAGGTTGGATTGTTAGTAAAACTATCGTTATACATTTCCCGTTGTTCCGTAAGCTCTCCTTGTAACTTTTTAATAAGTGTTACTTGGTTACGAATAACATCTTCCATATTTAAAATGGAATCTGCTTCGTGTTGTACTCTTCGTTCATTTACGATTGGGTCTGCCATATATATTCACCTCCTTTCTCTCTTTGAAGAGCGGGTAAGAGCTGCCGACCTACCCACTCATCAAAAAGGCCAATTATCTGATCAAAGGATCAAGAATATTGGACTTCTCAGCACAGCCATTTTGCCATCCCCATACTTGCGCATTGATGGATGACCCCACCGGCAAGTCACCAATAGTAAAGGAGTCAGAAGTTGAAGGAATGTTATCAACCCCCATACTCAATGGTTGTCCTACCAATCCATAGATAAGAGAATATTTATCTACGTTTGTTGAGGATCCCCATACCAGCGTTATTTCTCCGCTGCCATTTGCTGTAACGGATTCCAATACTGGCGCGGCAAAAGGAATGTTACAAACAGGTGCGCCCGGCGCAACTCCCGGAGTTCCTGCATTACTTTGTGCCGTATTAGACACTTCTGGTGGTGCAGGTGTATCCGTTGGTGTTGCCAACGGTGTAGCACTTGGAGTCGGACTGGGTGTCACCGTTGGTGACGGAATAGGAGTAGGACTGACACAATCTGCCTCCCATTTCTCCTCTTCCCAAAAACTGCAAGGATTCTGAGTAGGCGTTGGTTTCACACAGTTAGTGTGATGATCCGAATTACAGGTAGGAGGCGTAAAATTTGCGCCTGCTTGACCAGTAATAACGATCAGAACTACCGTAATAATTACTAACCCGACGATTAACAATAATGATTTTTTTTGCATTTCTATTCACCTCCTTTCAAAATTCTCTATAGTTACTTCCACACGTGGCTTGATTCCATCCGGAGAGATCTCAATACCAGTGATACGACGTACTTGTCGATCATCCAGATAAACACTTTGTTTCTGTAGGAGATCCAAGAGGACTTTGAGACCGGCATCTATATCGATATTGTGGCGATAGTAGAAATGGATTCCTACTTGTACAGGATCCTTAAACGGATCGCGGCATCCTTTCCACTGTTGAATGATGTCAAAGCCGGCTTCTTCTTCCCAATCTTTAACTTTCTGCTTTTTGTAGAGATGGCGATCACCATGAAGACTCA